AGTTTGAAAAGAACTCAGATGGTCAGCAACTTCTGGTGACCAACGCGAATCTTGGTGTCGATGTAAATCTGGTGACCGGCCGCCGTGATCGCCCGGCAGAATGAGACGTCCTCGGAGTTCATATCCGTGAGCCCGCCGACAGTCTGTAGCTCCGAGTGGAACCACGGGTACTTGATGGACTCGACGACACCCTTGCGGATGAGCATCCATCCCATGCCGGTATAAGCGACCGGCTTGTACTGTGCGGCTCCCTCGATGTCCTCGGGGCGGAGGAACTTGAATGAACCAGTCTTTGTGAAAAAGTCCTCGTTCCAATCCTGGACCGTCGCAAAGTGCTGGAGGTCCTCCATCATGTAGAGGCCGCCCGTGACGTCGTGGGGGCTCTCCAGGAGGTTGAAAAAGTCATCGGGCTTGAAGACCACGTCCGAGTCGATCCACATCATGGCGTCGTAGTCAACCTCACCCTGGAACGGCTTCTGGTCCGGGCCCTTCAGGACGTCCCCACCGAGGCACTTGGCTCGGGCAAAGTGCACGACGGACGAATACTGTTGCGAAATCATAATCTGATGCCCCTTTGCAGAAGCCTGCATGAGGAGATCAGACCAGGCTAGGAGGAACTGGCGGTCATAGGACTTTCCGGGGAGACAGAAGACGAGGCGGACCATTTTTCAAACCAAAACCAAGCGCTTTAAGTGAAAACTGACCGAGCGTTCGGGCTGGTAAATAAAAATAGTTGGTTTTATAAATGAGCGCTGCTCTGAAGGCTGCATTGAAAACTGTACTTCGTAATTACCCAGACCTTGCAAAATCAGTCGCGAAAGCAGCAGCCAGGAATAGCAAAAGATTATCAGCCTCGAGACTTGCGAAAGCATCCAATCCCGACGTCCCCGAGCTCACCGCCAAGAATTTTGATGATGCGGTTAAGGCGGTGGATGACCTAGAACCCCCACCCCCCCTCAACGGGGCCAAATCTACAAAGGGAGAACCGCCACCGCCGCCGAACCCACCGCCAGCGCCGCCGTCACGATGGGATAATGTCAAACCATATGTTGTAGGCCTTACAGGCACGAGTGTTCTCGCAGGCGTGGCCGTGGGAACGTATTTATCGATTGCGGGGATTCGTGCGCTGAACACCGAAGGAGTGGAGGTTAAAATTACAAAGATTGAAAAAATCAAGGATACCCAAAACCAGTACAAATTTACGTACAAGACGCAAGGTGGTCAAAAGTGTGGAAACCCCCCTATCCCGTGTATGGAAAATGCTTTCCATCCGTCTACAAACGATACATTTACTTTCAGAAGCACGCACACCACCCCCACTATGGACGACGTGACGGCGGTCGTCATCGATGTCGATGATGACGCAGTCTCTTTTGAACTTGAATTAACGGACATGGGAGATGGTACACCGGAATGGGGTTTCATGACGTGTCACACAAGCTTTCGCAACCAATTCCGATCAGCAATCAAGGAAACGGTACAACTTATAGTAGACCTTGCGAGCGACATTGCAGATCCGCTTGTCGGTGGAATTTGCGATACAATCTCTATTCCGTTCATTTGTCCCAATTCTTTGCGTCTTGGAAACTGGGTAATTTGGGTTATTGTAGCATGTTGCCTATTGATGTGTTGTGTGGGTCTAATACTCGCGCTCGGTCCTACAAAATAATCTTAGAATATGAAAGATGGAAAACGATGACGATGGGGCATTGCTTATTTTTGCGATGGGGTTTATTTTTTTAGCAGTTGCGGTAGTGGTTGTTTTAATTCTGATTATCAAAAAACGGAATGGCACAGGCGATGGTGATGACGATGGCGATGGCGATGGCGCCCCAGTCGATGACGGGTCACGAAGTCCCGCAGTTATTCAAGCTTTAGCAACTTTACCACCAGATGACGGAATGACGAGCCTTGGTATATTTTTGAGTCTGTTAGGACCTCTTGTATTAGGAATTGCAACAAGTGCGGTGCCCGGCCTTGTAATTGCCGCAATCCGAAGACTCACCGATAGTTCAAAGACTCTTATTAAGAGCGAAATCAAGGCGCTTCAGTCATTCAAGTCGGTCGCTCGGCCGAAATTTAACGCCAGCGCACTTGCAAGAAGTACTAAGAAAATGCTCACCCAAAAATTAAGCAGTCTTGGATTGGCGGCAAGGGTTCGTCTAGGGATGCTTTGGGGAAAGGCCCTCACGAGGGCTGGATACACGTCTGTACAAATTCAGGCGATTTTAGCACGGCGTGTCGGACAAGAAGCGGCAGCTAGAATTACAGCTGCAATCACTGCGAGAGTTGCTGCTCGGGTGGCAACGTCATTAAAGCCAAGTCCGCTTATTGTGTTTGAAATGGCGCTTCTCGCAGTTTCATTGGGTCTAGATTTAACAAATACAGGAGGGTGGGGGAATATCGATAAGAAACAAACGAGTGATTTATTGAGAGAACGCGCAATATTAGAAGCCGATCTTAAAAATGCATACATCGCAGGATTTAAAACCGACGACGGAGTTGTAGATCCTTCGACGGCTTGGGGATTTTATCCAGCGGTTTGGGGACCTCTTGACGAAATGGACGATACTCTTGACAGTGACGGTCTAGACTTTTTTGATGTCGCGGTCGAGGATAAAATGTTTGTAATGTTGCTGGCTGATAACCCGGACCCGTTCATTGTAAAGCTACTCGAAAACGTCGCGAGACAGTATGGGGTGACTTCTACCGATATCAACGACTTATTCAGTGCTTCCTTGCTTAACGACATGACAACGACCGACTACGAGGATTTGTACGATAGAGCTTTTGATTCAATTTGCATTGATAATGGGGGAGTTCTCGTAGATACTGGGCTTGCCGGGAGACCAAAACAATGTTCCCACGCAAACGAAACTTCATGTCACGCAAAATCACCATGGGTTGAAGGTCAGGGTATAGCGTCATCCGACACAGAGAATACTACATACACCGAGTGGAGAGACCGGGACTTTTTTAATAAAAATTATACTCCGGCGGTGGTTCCAGACGGTGCGGCCGGTGCATGTATTATTGCGGATCCCACGTTTCATGAGATGTGTAGTACTGAAGAAATATGCCGTGCGGACGGAGCTACCACTGAGAGGGGTGCCGGAAGTAATACCACGTGTTATAAGAACGTATATATACGGAACCGTGGTATATGTCAAAACCCTCAAACATTATGTAAAGGGTTTGGTGTATCATATTGTCCCGATATGCGCCAACGAGGAGGAACGGGTGGCGAGTGTCCAACTGCACTCAATGAGAGACCGGCAGACTTGGGTGATTACGCGAGTATTTTACTTCCAGGTGAAACGCTCCCATCGTGTTATCAAGCCACCGACGATGTATGGGCTCAGTTTTTTCTCGGCACCACCATTTATAGATATTTCAGTTCTGGGGCGTTTGTTGATGACGTAGTATCCATACCAGGGGTTGTCCAGGCCGGCCAGAACTTGACCGCTGCTGCGGTCGCAGTAGCGTCCGTAACTCTAACTATAGCGACCTATGATTTAGGGACGGGACAGTCCTATTCCTATTCGCCGCCTGGACAAAAGGGCAAGTGTTTCCCTGGTTCATCACTCGTTGCTTTGGAAGATTCGTCTGTAATTCAGCTCAGAGATTTGAAGTTGGGCATGAAGGTTCTTTCTCAATGTCCAAAAACGGGCAAACCACTATTTAGCGAAGTTTTCATGTGGCTTGTGAGAGATCTAGGTATTACAGAAAAGTATCTAAAACTAACAACTTCCCATGGAGAAATATTAAAGCTTTCTTCACAACATTACCTCTATGTAAATGACATGCTCATTTCAGCGCAGGAAGTTAAAACAGGAGACGTGGTCTACATTCACGCCGACAAATTCGAGCCAACCATAGTTGTTGAAATTGAAAATGTGTTTGAAGAAGACGCTATTAGTCCAATTACTGTTAGCGGAAACATCGTAATCAATGATGTTTTGGCATCTTGTGTAACTACTTACGAAGACTTGATAGGTAGTTCATTTCCTACTTTATATTTGACAAAGAAGACGCCGCCGATGATGGTTCATCACTGGATTTTCAAAAATGTGTTCAAATACCTGGGGTATAAAGGCGTCAAGTTTGTCAAATTTTTACACACGCCACTTTACTGGCTGGCCGGTCTAGAGAATCCCATGTCGAACTGACCATTCTATAAAACCCTTGTGTAGATCGTGTATCTGGTCATTGTATATAGTTGCAATTGCGATGCGTTCGTCCACCGTCTTTGTGGTTTTGGCGGCGTTCATTTCACTGACCATGTCGTTAGTCACTTTAGTAATATTACTTTGAAATTCGGCGCGCGCAACGCCCGGTTCACCAATATTATCAAAAGAAAACGGAGTCTGTGTAGGCTGTTGCAGAGCCTTGGCCACCACGAGCATTGTCGATAACCCTATTACTACAATTGCAATGATTATAATAATACGCTCGCTCATTATAATAGTGTCTAGAAAAAAATAGAGCGCAATGTAAATGTCCGAGTCGGACGACACGTTCGTGATTTTTATTGTCATGGTTTGTTTCAGCTGTTTGCTGTGTATAGGTTTAACGGTTGGCGCCTATTTCTCCAAGAAGCTATGCCCTGAATTTGGATCGAAATGTCCAAATCCGCAGGCTGATGACGCCGAGGGCGGGGTAACCGCCTGTCCTGTGGGCCAATATCTCAGCGGAACCAAATGCACCAATTGTGCAGAGAATACCTACAAGGAAGGTACTGGAACGAGCGAAGAAGACTGCGTCCCTTGTGCAGCAAGCACCACATCTTTCCCCGGAAGCTACATTTGCACCACACCTCCCTCGTCTAGCACGGTGCCCGCGCCTACCACGCCTACCACGCCTACCACGCCTACCACGCCTACCACGCCTACCACGCCTACCACGCCTACCACGCCTACCACGCCTACCACGCCTACCACGTGTCCTGCCGGCCAATATCTCAGTGGAACCACATGTACGAATTGTCCGGTGAATACAACTAAGCAGACTACTGGAACAAGTAGAAACGAATGTATCGATTGTGATAGCACCGACGGCCTCACAGGAGTAATACGTTGCGCAGTACTGGACAATTGTCCTGGCGGATTTATAATAAACGCAGATTACTCGTATACTTGTCAAACACCTAGGCCAACCACTTGTCCTCCAAATAAATATCGATATGGATACCAATGTCTTAACTGTCCGACGGGAACATACAAGACGGGCACCGGAATAAGTATAAACGACTGCATCCCCTGAGCGGGGGCTGCTCGTGGAAGCGCCGCGTGCCCCTGACTTCTAACCGGGTAAATATAAAGTAATTGACCATTAAAACATAAATGGTTCAAGCCATAGTACAAACCCCGTACTACGACTGGAACAATCGCAAGTACATCGAATTTAGGATTGAAAATAAGGTGACCCGTGTCAAGGTCCCCTTCCGGTACGGTCGAGTCATGTGCCGGACTGAAGGCCTGAAGACTGTCCAAGAGTTTCAAAGGGGGGACCACGTCGAGGTGACCATCGGGACCAAATTTTGGGATGGCGAAAAACACTTGGTCTTAGAGAGTATAGCCGAGATTGAGGCATGGAGGGAAGTTTCACTTCCCTCTCCCGGAACGGAATTCTAATCCAAAATTGCCCTGATCCTCAATCGCTTAAGAAAGATCTTACTGTACGCCCTATAACAAATGAAGCCATTGGGATTCCGGCTCCCTCATTCAAAGTCTTTCGGGTGGGGCCAGAGGGGTCCCTTCTGGTCCCAAGGTACTGGGCACTTGATCGCCTCGGCACCCCCTCCAAAGATTCCAGAAGAGATCCTGTTGTTTGTGGCAATCTCAATTTTGTTGGAAAATTACGAACCGAAACCAGGCAACCAGAGGCTTTTTCTGCAGGAATCAAAGCCTTCCGTGAAACAGGAGGAGGCGTCCTCTCGCTACCGGCGGGCCATGGAAAGACTGCAATGGCCTTGGCTTTTTCGGCACACCTGAAACTCCGGACCCTCATCGTTGTCCACAAGGAGTTCCTAGCGAATCAGTGGAGAGATCGCATCCAGCAGTTCTGTCCGGGTGCCACCATTGGTCGCATCCAGCAAGGGACGTGCGACACCGACAAGGACTTTGTGATTGCCATGATCCAAACCCTTTGCAGTCGGGATGAGGACGCCCTTCCCTCCCGGACCTTTGATCAATTTGGATTCTTAATTGTGGATGAGGCCCACCATATAGGCGCGGCCGCCTTCTCACAGGCCATGTTCCGTTTCTGCCCCAAGTACACTCTGGGACTGACAGCCACCCCCGAGCGCAAGGATGGTCTGACGAGGATCCTCTACTGGTTTCTGGGTCCTGAGTTCTTCAGAGTTCATAGGGAGAATGTGAAGACGACCAGGGTTGAGGTGATTGCCTACAAGGACCCAGCGTTCAAGGAGTCCCCCCCGGTCACCAGGTTTGGGAAGATTAACATGGCCCAGATGGTCACGGACGTCACTGATCTCCCCAGAAGGACTGAATTTATAATCAAAATTGCAAGGGATGCAGTGGAGGGAGGCAGGAGGGTTCTGATTCTCTCGGACCGGAGGGAGCATTGTCAATTTCTCCTGGCTAATTTAGGAACAGAATTGAGCGGTTTGTATTATGGCGGCCTGAAGGAGGCGCAACTGGACGAGTCGTCCCGGAAGAGCATCATCATAGGGACGTTCGCGATGGCGCAGGAGGGCCTGGACATTCCTGTCCTGGACACGATCATCCTGGCCAGCCCAAAGTCGGACATAACACAGGCTATCGGGCGCATCATGCGAGAGACCCCCGGTAAACTGAATAATCCGTTAATATATGACATCGTGGACCATTGGTCGGTTTTTCATTCGATGGCTCGAAAAAGAATGGCAATCTATAAATCGTCCGGATTCGAAATAGCAGGCGCTGCTTCACAGGAGGAGAAGCCCGTCGATGTATTTGGAAAGGGGAAGTGTATGTTCACTGCTTAACGCGTCATAATAAACGCGCGGTAGGAGAATACCGCAACTATAAGAAACGAAATTGCAAGCAGTAGCCAATAAAACCACCACCGAATGGTTCGAGCTGGAGCTGGCCCAGGAGCTGGAGCGGGCCCAGGAGCTGGAGCTGGCCCAGGAGCTGGAGCGGGCCCAGGAGCTGGAGCGGGCCCAGGAGCGGGAGCGGGCGTCGGTGACTTCAGACCGGGATACGTATCCATCGGTCCGGTAATCGCCATTATTATATGACGGTATATTAAAAATGAAGGTCCAAGACATCGCCCTCGTTGGTCTCGTCGTCTTGGTCCTCCTGCTAGTTCTGTGGAACTTTCGGTCTTCTGGGTACACGTCTGTTCAGGTTAGAACTATGATTGATAGTGCAGTTCCTCCGAGTGTGAAGCGCGCCCCAACTTTCATGACGAACGTGATTTCTATAGTCCTAAACGGAACCAAAAACCAGTCTTTTCTGACTCAGGCGAACGCACTCATCGCATCCATCAATGCTACCAACTACTTCTCGACCCAGCTCGTTCCTTATACAAGCGATGCACAGTTCGAAACCTTGTTCGGGACCGCATACACCAGTGGAGAATCGAGCCTTTCAGCAACTGACCGGGTTCTTCTCCGAGCTATTTACGCCATTGGGGCTGACGTATCTACATCTACCATCTTGGGAACTCGTGGCCTGCCGGCTCTGACATATACGATCGACGGTCAGCCATCGTGGGCGCCTGCTATTTTGGCCCAGACCGGTTTAACCCTTGAACAGAATTTGATCAAGACTCTCGAGATATTTGAAAACAATAGTGGACAACCTGACCAGGTTATGGTGAATCAAGTAAATGCACTTTTGCCATCGGGTCTCACTCCGTTCGCAAGCGTCAGTGATTTGGATAATAAGATGAGTAGTTCAACAACTCTTGATCCATCCGCCGTGTGGCTCCACAAGTTCATTTTCATCGGCCCTCTTTACATTGTGTGGATCGCAGAAAACAAGTGGAAACTCGATCCCACATGGAGTCTCACGGTGAGGGTGTAGTTTTTTCCGTGTATATAATAGCAGGCGCTGCTTCACAGGAGGAGAAGCCCGTCGAGGTGTTTGGAAAGGGGAAGTGTATGTTCACTGCTTAACGCTCCTTAATAAACATGTGATAGGAGAATACCGCAACTATAATAAACGCAATTGCAAGCAGTAGCCAATAAAACCACCATGGAATGGTTCGAGCTGGAGCGGGTCCAGGAGCTGGAGCGGGCCCAGGAGCTGGCGCTGGCGCTGGCCCAGGAGCGGGAGCTGAAGCTGGTCCGCTATACGGTGCCGGAGTGAGTTGCGTCAGTGGGTTTCCGTTGGCATCACACTGACAGCAACCAGCCGCGCAATTCTTTTGCCCCTGAGGGCAAAGGACCGCTGCACAAACGACTCCACTCGGCAGTGACATTAAAATATGATTACATAATAAATGGACCTCGCTCCCGGAGAAATTACCCAGCAAGCCCTGGCCGATCAGATCCGCATCAATGCTGCGATTGAGAAGGATCTGATTGACATTGCGACGCGCCGCGTCTGCGCGCCCTATACGATGCCGTCTGTGTATCAGACGTCTGCGAATAAGTAAACGGGCGAAGTCCTAGGGCTTCCTGAGAGAGTCTAGAATGTTCATAAAGATGATGGCAATCACGAAACCAATTATCAACTTATTACACTCAGTATCATCTGAGACGGGGGCGCGGGGAAATCCTCCACGCCCAGCCCCCGCCTGAGGTTCTGGCTTGTACACTGGGGGCTTTGAAGCCCACTTATCATCGAATGGTGCATATGATAGTGCCATTCCCTATTTTTAGATTAGATTTTTTACCAGGGCCTCGGACCGGAGGTTCGAGGGACTGTTCCACGGGACGGCTGGAGGCTTCGCCCGCGTTTGTGAGCTTCGCTCACAAACTCACCTCCCTCTTCCCCTTGCCCTTCGGTCCGCGCTTCTTGGGTCCACCAACCGCCACCTCGCGCGTGTCCGGGTCGCCCTCGTCGATGCTGACAATGTCAGACACCGATTCGGTCTCGGCCGATCGTCCAGGACGCGTCTGAATTGCCTGAGGAGGTCCCATCATGTTCATCAGGGACCCAAAGTCCATTCCGGGGCCCTTCATGTCGCGCTGACCGGGAGGAGACGGAAAGGCGGAGGGAGGTGCAAATCCACCCCCCTGGCTCCGCATCACCGCATCCATCATGTTCTGCTGGAGTCCTGGGTTCTGCTGCATCACCTGGGTCATGTTTGGCACGGCCGCCTTGAACATCGAGTTGGTCAGGTGGAACATCATCGCGGACCCGCCGACCATCATGATGAGCTTGACCTCGGGTGCCATCTGGATCTTCGTCTTGTACTTGTTGTGGAGATCCTCAAAGACTCCATCGTAGTCCTCGACGTTCTCCATGGCGTTCTGAGACCAGCCGTTGAGGGCCAGGTCAAAGGGATCGAACTTGTCGTTGAGAAACTCCAGGCCAGTCACGCAGGCGATGAGCATGCGACGCTGGAACTTGATGGAGCGCTCGACCTCGACACCGTACGTCATCCGCTTGTACTCGGTCCGGATCTCCTCAATGTCGCTGTAGATTGTCAGACGCTGGCTCGACTGGATGCCCTTCTTGTTCAGGCGGGAAATCTTGTTCAAAAGGTCAGCCTTCTCGTCCTCGATCGTCTTGTATCCCTCGGAGGGCCCGCTGTTTCCACCACCCTGGTAACCCTCAGGGCCACCCTCCTGACCGCCCTCCTCGAAGCCGTCATCCTCCTCGCCACCGTCAAACTCCTCAGCCATGGGAGGTGGCGGGGCCGTACGCTTCCCGGGGTTCATGAACATATCCAGGCCGTCGTCTGGGGCCACTTGGTGCTCGACTGGACCAGGAGCCCGCTTGGCGAACGGACTGGGGCGGGACTGACGGGGCTTAAGGGGAGCCGATCGACGCTCGGGGGGTGCAAACGAAATCTCGTCAAGCAATTTAGTCTCGTCGTCGTTCATCGCCAGAGTCTTACCCTCGTTCGTGTCAAAAGAAAACTCCATCTACCAGTTTTGAAGAAAAGTGCTCACTGGCTTTAACGCGATTCGGCCAAGTTGGCTACAGGCCAGGGGCGCCACTGTCTCGAAAAAAATATCACTCAAAAGCAAATGGCATTCAAGTTTGGAAAGATGGTTATCCACGCGACAATCATCGGTCTTCTGTTGGCGATCCTGGTCATCCTGGTCCAGGGCGCCACCACCCGCTCGTCCACCTACGAGCCGTCTCCTCTCACCATCGTGTCTGGCCCGAACGTCAGCGCGGACCCCAAGAGCATCTTCGACATCAAGCCGGCTCTGGACTGTGTGGCGGGCCCCTCCAAGGATGCTGCCTACTACAGCAGCGGCCTGACCCCAGGTGGCCTGTGCAACTCTGGCGAGTACGTCAAGGACAACATGCGCGACTATGCGATTGCTGACGGCGTCGGCGGCTCTCTGCTGGAGAAGTAAAGGTCGTGTGATTCCCCCGCCCCCCAAAATATTCCTAGTACATAATAGAAATGTGTGACACTGAAGTGTACACGATCCGTGTTGATTCAATCGGTGCCAGCTCGAATGCGAGCTTCATCGGCTACATGAACATTCCTTTGAGAAACGTCATCAAGGCTGAAGTCCTTTCGGCCAGCTTCCGCGCCAATGCCATCGCGCCAGTGACTACATCAGGCTATTACGTCAATATCGAGGAACTCAAGTCAAAGTTCAATGACACGACACATCTCCGTTACAGCACTCAGGTGGCCGGCATTTTCTCGAACGAGGGCCCCGCGCCGTCAATCACCACCTCGAACGTCAGTCAGCTCGCAACCTCTGTAGTGTTTATTCCGCTCGAGGACAATACCACGTTGACGCACCGAACGATCTTTACGACCAATGGATTTTTCCCAGCCGAGACGCCGTTTATCGAGCCGATCCGGCAGATCCAGCAATTCACCGTCAACATCTACACGGCGACCGGGGGCCAGAGTGAATTCGCCGGTCCGACCTTTCTGACTCTCCGGATCACTTGCTCGAAGCCGAACGTGTGTCTGTACCCTGGTCGTGATGGCATCCCCATCATGTGAGGAGCGACGGGCCCGTAAAAAGTATCAACAGAACTTAGAATGGACTACGTCGTCTACGTAGATTCCAACAACCGTAATCAGACTCTATTTCCAAATTCAAATTCATATACTCTTTTTCTGTCGACGCCAATCTACAACATCAGCAAGGTTGAGCTCGTCTCGGCCATGTTGCCGAACGTCTTCAGTTCCCAGTATCTGACTTTGGATATAGCCGAGCTCCGGTCGACCCAGACTCTGGTCGCATCGGCGCTCACAGAAACGGCAAACTCGATCGCCGTTCCCAACTCTAACGCTTATTCTGGCGCCTTTGCCTTTGTGCCGGTCAAGGCGGCCACGTCCCTCGCCTCGAATGCCTCCACCTTCTCAAACACGAGCTTCACGTACAACAACGAATTTTATTCTCAAAATTACAGAATTGCCATCGAGTACCCTTCTCGCATCGACAGCCTCGATCGTCTGACAATTTCATGGAGGGGCGCCGGAGACGGAAAGCTCTTCTACGACTCTTTCATCGGTCAGGACCTCGGGCGCAACATGTTCTTGCTACGGTTCGATACCATCATGGTTCCGGACGCACCAGAACGACCCGAGAGCCTCCCGCCACCGGTCGCATGGGACTCGGGCGAACGCCAAAAGATGTATGTGATTATTGCGGCCCTCGTTATGGGACTCGTGATCATCCTGTTTGGAAGGAGGCAATACGCTTGAGTTATAATCTCAATCAAAAATATGTGCGATTCGTCGATCAGCAATGGGAGTTTCATCACGCCGGCTATAATCCAGACTGATTCTGTCGTGACCCTGGCAGGGTCGTCCCAGCTCGACGCGTTCGGTCGGCTCCGGGTGAGCAACCCAGTGACCCTTTTTGATTCCCAAAATAGGTACAAACTCAATGAAAAGTTTTTTTCAAATACGATCGGGACTGGAACGACGGTCAACTACATCCAGGCTCAGTCTTCAGCAAATCTTTTTGTGACGAGCAACGTGAATGATTTCGTCGCACGCGAGTCCAGGTTCGTGTTCAATTACCAACCAGGCAAGTCTCTTTTGACCATGATTACGTTCGTCATGAATCCAGCCAAGTCGGGTCTCGTCCAGCGCGTCGGGTACTTTGGTACAGAGAATGGGTACTACATCCAGCTTGGATCAAACACGAGTCCGACGACCCTTTTTTCGAATGTGTACATCGTCGAACGCTCGAATGCGCTCGGAACGGTGTCAGAGACGCTCGTCGCGCAGCAAAATTGGAACGGCGACAAACTCGATGGTTCGGGTGCATCGGGTTTGTCGCTGGACATGACAAAGTCTCAGATTTTCTTTACGGATCTCGAATGGCTCGGCG